TCTTGGCTAAGATTGATGAATCGCTAATTTGTAAAAACTTACCTTCCCATATCCATTGATAACGCCCTGCATCGCCTAACAAACTGCGCTGTCTTTGACGTTCTAGTGACTCAGGAAACCACGGATTATCTCGCCAGTTTATCTCAGTCAATATCGTATTTTCATCGGCTCTTATAACAAACTCTTGCCAAGTGGGGTCAGTCTCAAAACGTGGGTTAAATACAACATAAGTGCGAGTATGGCCATAGCGTGGAGTAGGGCGTAAATAATCCCAAGATTGCTGTGTGATGTTTTCAGCTTCGTCTGTCAAAATCACGCGCAACTTATCAATAGATTTAATGCTAGTGATGTTTGACTTTAAGCCAGCAAAAATGAATCTTGAGCCTGTTTGCAGATTAACAATTTCGCCAAGTGTGATTTTGAATAAATGGTCTAGCTTGTTGTCAGATATAAAATTAACGATTGCAGAGTAAAGGCTATCAGCGATTGATTTCTGAATCTCACGACAGCAAAGAATTACACCATCATCAATAAAAGATTCTAATATAGCTATTTTTATCAGTGTGTTTGTTTTTGCGCTACCGCGTCCACCATGCCACACAATCGTGTCATAGTGGTTAGTTTTTAGATTCTCAAATGATGGAATTAGTTTGTGCGGTATATCAAGATTCATCTTTAGGGTTTACCCCTACGATGTTAAAAACGGGTGCTTGTAATGTTGCCCCATCTTTGCCTGTTATTTCTTGTACACTTGTCTCTCTCCATCCTGCTTGTGTTTTAAGATAGAACATGGCCGCGCTTGTATTGCCATCCATCGCTTGTTTTACCAATCCCTTGGCTACTGTGCCAATCGCCCGTGCCTTACCTTTTTTATATTGCTCAAGAACTTCAGGCTGTCGCTCGCATATTGCGGTAAACGTATTGCGGGCAATACCAAAATAATCGGCGATTTGCTCTTGCGATAATACTGCTGCAAGTGCGCCAACCTCAATCACTTGCTCGGGTGTAAAAACATGTGGCGGCTGCCCGCCTTTGTTAGTTGTCATAGATTAACCTATTGAGTCATCATAAGCTGGATCTTCTGAATCGTCGCCCTCTGGTATGTGAATAAAAACATCTCCGCATGCTTGCGTCGCCTTTTTGCCGTCGCCCTTGACGAAAACAAGAACGTTCTGGTGCGTCTTGCCCAGCTTTCTCCCGCTTTCAAATTGCTTACCAACCCTTATCGGCAAGCTGCCAACCGCCGTAACCAATATTGCTTCATTATAATATTTTAACCCAGCATCTAAAAACGCCTGTATTGTATCGCCGACAAAGTTGTAATAATTGCCTTTTTTATCCCTAACTTCGCCAATCACAAAGCAAGCAAAACTATCGGGTTTTAACTGGTTGCAAGTTTTTTTGATAATTTCAAAATATGCTTTTTTAAAATCAGCATAATCAAGCGTTGATAAATCGTTGGGGTTATCGCTGTAAACTTCTAAGTCAGCATAAGGCGGGCAACTAAACACAAGGTCGGCTTTTACATCGCTGCACGTTTTATCAATGTTACGGCTGTCGCCGCATATCCAAGCGGGCATAGGGTCGCCGCAAATTTCAGCCGCTTGCTGCTGGTTAGCCGCAACCTGTTCAGCCCGCAATTCATGCCCAATATATTGCCGCCCTAATTTACTGGCAACAATGCCCCGCACGCTACCGCCCGCAAAGGGGTCTAGAATAACCCCTTTTATCGGGCTAAACCAACTATAAACCAATTCACAAACAACTGGGTCAAAAATGGAAGTTCCTGTATCTAAAGCCCCAGCTTTTCCGCCCATCATTTCGTTAAGTTTATCTTGCCCGCTGTAGCTTTTTGCATAGCCTTTTTTGCAAGCCTCGCTATACCCCACCAAGGCATCACCGCGCCCCAGTTCGCTTTTAATGCCTAACGCAAGCCAGCCCCTTTTTCTATCTTGCCACCATCCCTCACGCGCATTCAGCACGCTAAAGGGCGGGATTAAAAACCGATCCGCTAGACTTCTCGGTTCGGCAGCATCACCATCCAACCCGTCCGCCAGATCCTCTGCGCCATCAAAAATCCCGCTCAACTCAATATCATCAAAGCCCGTTAGACTCAGATCAAAACCAAGCTCGCCTAGTCGCTCCATCTCGACTTTAAGCATGTCAGCGTCCCACCCTGCATTTAGTGCAAGTTTGTTATCTGCAATGATATAAGCCTTTTTTTGTGCTTCGCTTAAACCATCTAAAACAATACAAGGCACTTCAGTAAGTCCTAGTTTTTTTGCACCCATTACGCGCCCATGACCTGCAATAATGCCGCCCTGTTCGTCAATTAGCACTGGATTAGTAAAGCCAAACTCTTTAATGCTAGACGCTATTTGTTGCACCTGCTCGTCGCTGTGCGTGCGAGAATTATTGCAATAAGGAATCAAGTCTTTGATGTTTTTTTCTATTAGTTGTCTCATCTCATCCCCTCAACTATCCACCAAACTAAATAAATACACCACATACTAAAAGCGATTATACAACAAATTCCTGACACTAAGCACAGTTGCAAAAAGCCTTTAAGTGCTTTCATTTCTTGCGCCACTCGTTAAATGACTTTTTAAGTTTCGGCAACGCTATAATAATTTGTATGACTGTATAGAGTATTGTTACCATGACCAGCCAGTCTTGTAATTGTATTCCTGCCAATGTCATGCCTGTGACAATAACAGGAGGCGATGTTTTTATGGCCGCCATACTTAAACCGCTTTCTAAATGTTGTGAATGGTCAGCGATATTATTTTGCATTGCTACGCTCTGCCTTAAAAATACCGACCAAACCTAAAAGAACAAGCGGTATTCCTGACTCATAGTTACCCTGCAAACATTCACCAATACCTTGAAACACTGAGGCCAAACCTAAGTAACTTGACGGCTCTTTTAATCGGTCTTTTAACATGATAATACCCTCATTATTTTTAATAATATACCACACATCAATTTTTAGATAATAAAAAAATCCCCTGCTGTAGTGGCATAAAAACATCCGTGTTACTGGCAGTGTTAAACAATAGTCAATTGCGCTTCTTTCGCTTCTTTAATCATTTTAGTTACCAATGCAACGGCAGGCGCACAATTAGAAATAGCATTGCTGTGGCGAACCATACCTAGCAACGGACAGCCCTCGCTGTCATTTTCATCATTGCCACCGTGAAAACGAACACCGCTAAAATTAGGCACATTCAAAATCAAAGGCAATTCTTTTTTGAATCGTGGTGACATAGTGACGATTACAGTATATTTGCCTGTTGGTATTGCTGTTTGCCCCTTAATTTTAACATCTCTTTCTTTATCTTCAAGCGTATAACAAATAAACTCACGTTTATCATCCTTGCCAATTTTGAATAGTCTGCCATGCGTTTGTTTTTCGTTTTTTATCTCACGCACCAATAACAATTTAAGCATAATTAAATCCCATTCATGGCGGATGTTGCCGCATTTATGACAAGGTTTTTTGTGTCTTTATCAAACCATGCCTTTTTTTCTAACTCTTTTACAAAAACATCTAATTCCTGATGATTCTCAAATTTAAGACTTTTTTGCAATAAAATCTTCTGAGTCAGTCCGCTTGTGACTATTAAAACATTGTGCATTATATCAATGCTCACACCCTCGAACGCCATAACTGCCACCCTTATTTTTAACTAAGAGTAGCAGTTAATTAGCTTTTATCAAGACTTTCTTCTTTCAAGCCATGTTAAGTATTTATCCATAAATTCGTCATATTGGCTTGGTGTGCCAAACGTATAATGTCCACCAGCCATACTAACCTTAAAATTTGTATCGTTTGGCTCGCTAATGTCCTGAATATATTTAAATTGAACCAATGAAGCCAACATAAAAACATCAGGCAATGATTTTATTCTGCTTTCTTTGTTGCTCATAACCTATAAACCTCTGTTTATAAACAAAAATAAAAAATATTACATATCAAAACTGACGTAAATTAATACGTCATTTAGGATAAATAAAAGTAGTTAGATACTCATAGCCAGTTGTTTCGTGGCCATATCAAACCGCGCCTTAGCCGCGTCAAAATAGTCTTTGTCCAACTCACATCCCACAAAATCAACACCGAAATAGTGGGCGGCTATGGCACTTGAGCCACTGCCAAGATGCGTATCTAAAATCCGTTGGCCTTTCTTGGCGTAGTTTGTTAAAAGCCATTCGTACAGGGCTACTGGTTTTTGTGTCGGGTGGATTCGCACCTCTTTATTTTTCATGTTTTCCTGTAGCATACCTGCCCATCTAAACTTAAATTTACGAACAGCGGACTTAAAGCTAGACCAAGCTAATTCACAATCAGCAAAATCAGAATCACCGTTTTCTTTGTCCCAAACTATCCAGCAACTACTATCAATCGGTAAACGACTAATAAAATGGTTTGCACCCCATACAATTTGATTTTTGCTTATTCTTAATAGTTCATCAAAATATGTTTTTTCAGGCGCGGAAACATCACCACCAGCAAATGCTTTGTAGTCTTTGGCAATAGCTAACTTGCCTCGGCTTTTATTCCTGTCGCCATTTTCGCCAATTCCATACGGAACATCGACCACGGCCAAGTCAAAATACTTATCAGGCACAGTAGCCATATACTCCATGCAATCACAATTTAATAACTCAATCATCGTATCTAACTCCGCAATCAAGTAGGACAATGCCCCAGCCATTTATCACTTACTTTTTGATGCTTTTGGCATAATCTAAACTGCAAATATCAGCGTGGGGCATCGCCTCTTATTGCTATAGTTAGACACTCATAGCCAGTTGCTTTAAGCAAAACAAAACAAAGACGGTTGAGCATTGATAATATCAACTCGTCTATTTGCCATATCCACATATTTTTTTTCAATGTCATAGCCTATTGCTTTTCTGCCTTCTTTTATTGCCATAGCAACCTCCGTTCCGCTCCCAGCAAACGGGACTAAAACAAGGTCATCAGGTCTGCTACACGTTAAAATTAAAGCCCTTGTAAGCGTTTCAGGCTTTACAGTATCGTGGTCATATTTTGCACCAGTCTTTACGGCTTCATTTGAAAATCTAAATATCTCTTGAAGTTTAAAGTAGTTTGCAAATGGTCTGCGAAGTTCCTCATACTCTTTGCGAAGTTCCTCATACTCTTTGCGAAGTTCCTCATACTCTTTGCGTTCAATTGGTAGGTTTTCGCAAAGTATTTGCCATTGTTCTTTTAATGGTACATTATATCCACGTTCCCAATTTGTAACTGCTCCACCGTGATTTACATTTCCGTAAAATTTACCATATTCAGCAACTTGATTAATGCTTACGCCTTTTTTTAATCTTGCTTTTTTTAGTTCTAAAGCAAAAGGATTTCGGGGGGCTACATATTCCATTTCAACCTCTTTTAATCCAGTTGTATCTTGTGCTTTGCTTCCATACATTAAAATCCTTTCCGTACAAGGTGCAAAACTTCTTAATCCTTCGCTTTCTTCTAATCCCATAAACGAACCTTTATCCCAAACAAGGTTGTTTATTAAGTTAAAATACTTGTCAAGTATAATTTGGCTGTAGGCAATTTTCTTTGAGTTTCCATACCAAAACAAAGTTCCATTATCAGCAAGTATTCTTTTACACTCAATAGCCCATTTTTCAACGTCTTTTAGGTAGTCATCAAAAGACTGCCATACAAAGTCAAACGAGCCTTTCACCTCAAAATATGGGGGGTCTGCAATAATTAACTGTACCGACTTGTCAGGTAGGTTATTTGTCAGCCAATCAGCATGGTGTATTTTATTCAATAATTCAATCATCGTATGCCTCGTATCTAACTCCTGCATCAACAGCGACAAGTACCCAATCGCTTACAATGCAAATTAAAATATCTTTGTGGGTACTTGCGCGTTATGCACATAGTTAGGCATCTATTACCCAGTCGGACGGGGCAACATTTGGCCTTGCCTGTATCCGTGTTAGTTTTTGACCGCATTCGCAAACAATATGCTCTCGTTTAGCAAAATAGTAGATGCGCCCCATGCTCTCTCCAGCGTCATAACTGCATTCTTCCAAACTAGCTGCGGGCAGTTGCCGTAACAATCGTCCACATTTTATGCAATAACTCATAACTGCTCTCTCTAAAAGTTCATCGTAAAAGCCTGCCTAACATTGCATTTAACACGGACATAACCCCAGCCGCATACTACGCTTTTTACGATATGTGGATTACCATATCGGGCTTATATCTTTGTGGGGCTATGCCTGTTAATGCCGTGTTATGCGTCTAAATCTACTAACTGTCTTACATCGCAAACAAACGGTACGCAAAACTTAACACGTACCATTGCCCAAATGCCGTTTATTGCTAGAACTGTAACTTTTTGCTTTGTTCCATTCCCTCTAAGCAAAATCATTTCTTTGTTTTTTGACATAAAAACCTCTCATTAAATTAAAAGCCGCATAACTCTATATTCAAGCGGATAAAACCCCATGCGGCCAGTGTAAGTCTGCTATCTTTGGGTTTTACCGCTTAATATGTTGTTAGGCTTCTTCATCCATCATTGCCAACTCTCGATCAATACTAGCCTTAGCCTCAATCAAGTCTTGACGGTAATCCTTTGCGCCACGTTTACCAGCGCATAACAATTTTTTTACGGCATGGCCAATGGGATGGCTTTTTACATCAAAAAGCACTAAAACGCGGTAAACGTCTATGGTTTTTAAGGCTTGCACGTCTTTAAAGTAATGGTTCATTTTTCGTCTCCAAATCTATTACCTTTGCCGCGCCAAGTAATACCCATTTTATTAATTCGTGACACTAACGTCATGTATGGCACTTTTAAATGCTTGGCACTTTCGATATAAGTCAAACCCAACTTTTCACATTCAATAATTTCTTGTTTTGTTAATCGCCTTTTTTTCAACTCGTAAGCATGGAATCGAACCTTGCCAACTTTTTCCTGTCTGTTTTTGTTGTTTTGTAAGCACTCAATCGCATCTTGTAGCCCTAAACCTTTGCGTCTCATGTGCGCCCAAACCGCGTCAGCACTTACACCAGCCGCTTCACATTTTGCCCGAATAGAATCAGGATTTTTTTGACCTGCTTTGTAATAAATGCCTTTACTTGGCCATTCGATATTGCGACGCTTTAAAAATCCAATTAATGTTGGCGCGGTCACACCTAATGCAACTGCTGCTGAATGTAACGTCAACCCTGCTTTTTTTATTTCATCAACTTTTTCAAGTGTTAATTTTTTACGCCAATTTAACGGCAATGTTTGAGCATCTTCCAGGCTCATACCACTCTTTAATCTAGCATAGATTACTTGATTACTTATTGTCATACTCCTCCCTCCGTCATAACACGAGCGCACACCATGACTGACACGCAATTAGGCAAGAAATCATTGCCATCATGTATATATTCATTAACAATTGGTGCAAGCTCTCCTAGTTTTAATCGGTCTGTGGGATTGAACTTGAAGTGCTTAGATTGTTGTTCGCCAGTTTTAGGGTCTTGAGTTATTGCTTTAGCTGTTATCTGCCAAAAACGAGGCTTTTGTGCCATTTCTTGCACTTTGCCTGATAAATCAATAAAACCCCGTGTTTCATAAGTCTGCGCGTCATAACGTAAAAAATGACGCTTAGATGGTTTAAGCATTTTAGATACCTCTGTCAAGGTTAGTCGAGGATTGGTTTTGCTGGTTTAAGCATAATCAAACACTCCAAGACATCATGGCGTTATAGACACGCTCATCTATTTTATCGCGCCACTTGTTAGCAAGTTCTTTGCATAGATTCTCTTTAAATTGTTTATAGGCAGCATGTGCAGCTTCTGGTGTAGTAAATCGTCCTAAAAATTTTTGTTTCCCGCTTGACATACACCTAGCCCTATATTTTCCTGTTCGTTTATCAAAACCAGCACCCAATGTCAATTCGCGCATTGCTGACCCACAATCATTAAAAAATGTATTAATATCCTTTGGAACAAATACACACAAATCCTCTGAATATATTTTATTATTGTCGATTAATATATCTTTATCTAAATCCCAGCCATCCATGCCGAATCCTATCTGAGCGTGACACCAATCGTAAAAGTATGAATAGTTTTTAAAGTTATCTGAAACACTGCACCCAACGTATGTTGGGCTTCTAGCATGTTTTTTTGGGTCGTAACAACGGTGTAACATGCTAGACCATAAGTTATATTGTTTTGTATGATTGTCGCCAATCCAAGCTGGGCGTGATTTGTCGTTAATACCTATACCGCAAACTAGTTTTGAATCTTTCATATTCTGAATCTCAGAAAAGAAAAAAGGCAACTTGTATTTATCGGGTGAGAAAGGCGAAACAACAACGCCTACCGATTAACAAATTACCTTTTTTCTGTTGTTTATGTTTTGCCGATTCGTTCTCACACTAGCCGACTTGACTATTATACCACATAATTAGTTTATGTATTTATCTTTTTTTTGTCTATCGCTTGCGTTTTGCCACTAAAACAAAATACACCATTAGCGCAATGTTTTGAAAATTAGCGCAATAATTAGCGCAATAAAACATTGCGCTAATGGCATAAGTTGTTGATTTTACCAATGTTTTTTATACTATTAGCGCAATAGTGCAATAATGTATAAATGTCCACACATGATAGATATATTTATTTATATACACATATAAATAAATATATGTGTATAAGGAAATAGCAAAATCGCGCTTTTTGCGCTAACCGCGCTAATTTATTTATTTTCAACAACTTACGTTTAAACATTGCGCTAATTATTGCGCTAATTTCAAAAAACATTACGCTAATTTTTGTTTTAGTGGTAAAAACAAAACGATAGGTAAAAAAAAAACGCCTAAAAATTAGGCGTTTTTCGTTTACGTTAAGCTGATAATCAGCTTAACGTAATTTTTTTAGCTTGTCAATAACTTATCAAAAAGGCACTTCGTCTAAGTTGTTTTTGTAAAAATCACGAATGATATTTTTCACATCTTCGCTTGAATTGTTGCGAGTATTCTTGTGCCAGATATAGTGACAATTACCTGTTTTTTGTATTTTCAAACGTCTTCCATCAATTTGTTGGTAGCCCATATCATTTAAAATATGCGCTAGTGTGCGTGTTGGTGGTAGCATTTCGCCGTCAATTTCACACTGTTTAGCTAACCAAGTAACATCTAAAATACGGCCATTTATAACAGCGCAATCGTGTTTATTGATTAAATCCTCAACGCTGCATTGCTCAGGTGAGATGGTAGCTTGTATCATTTGTTGGCGTGATTCGGTGTCAGGTGCGCGTCCTTGTGGTTTAAAATCTTCGCTTATTTTGTGGTTTAACAAGTACGTTTTTAATGCGCCAGCGTGTTTTTCTGACTCACCGAATAAAGTCTCAAAATAGTCACTCGCTGCATCACGGCCCCCAAAATAATCAAATAATTCGTTTTCGTTTTGGATACGACCGTACATCACACAAAAGCGTCTATCGTCATTTGTTATTGGCAAAGCGTCTTTATAATTAGTCAATAAAAGGTAGTTTGTAAAGTTTGGAACAGTGCGATGGTCGCGCCCTTTTTCTTCAATCTGAATCATCGAATTAGTAATAAATGGTTTTAATCTGTCCATGATGCGCCATTTATCGTCCCCTTTGATGCGTATTTCCTCAACGATATTGACAACAGAACCATGCGCCCAACCTGTAAAACGCTCACCTAGTGCGCTAGGGTCAAGGCTCTTGGCGTTAGTACCAAGCACCCATTCAAGCACCTTAGCAAAGTAGCTTTTACCTGTCCCCTGTGCCCCTTGTAATAATATCGCCCAGTTAATACGTTTACCTGCGTTTTGTACCACATAGGCGAGCCAATCTATTAAGATACGCTGCTCACGTTCACATTCTAAAACATTGCTAATATGAGCTAAAAATAAATCAATCGCGTGTTTATTATCATCATTAATAATCGCCGCCTTATAACCGCTTTCAACATACGAATTAAGCATTAACTTATTATCATATTCAAAAGTAATAGCAGCCGAAGGCCAATACATTTTATCGACCACTGTTAATAAATCACATTCATTTAAAGCATAATCTGATGCAATCATTTCAGCTTGTTGTACTTCGCTTTTGCGCGTGTATTTAGCGTTAAAAGCCTCACGTTTAATGCTATAATTAAGCCGTGTATTAGCAAACTCGCAAAGTTTCTCTACATATAGCCAATCATCAAGCCAATCTGGTAATGC